GCCGGATTTTCAGCAATTAATCCTTCTGCCTCAGCACGCGCTTGTTTTTTTGCTTCGTTCAGCAATTCATCGAGCATTGCACCGTATAGTTCATTTTGTTTTTCAGCTGGCTCGTTATTATTAACAGCAGCTAAGAAGTTGTCACGAATTGTTTTGAATTCGTTTGATAGTTTCATAGTCATTCAGTATGACCTCCTTATTTTTTGTATTAAAAAAAGAACCGTTTCAAACCAGCATTTTCTGGTTCAATCGATTCTTGTTTTTTAGTATTTAGTTTTTCTGCTACTTTATTTGCCAATTCATCTAAATCAAACTGCGGTTTTAACTTTTCTGCCAATTTTGAAATCGCGTCTGGCGGAATAACCGGCGAGACACTTGCGACTAGTAAAGGTGCTTCTTCATTTTGAAACATTACTTTGTCCGCAAATCCTTTCTCTACTGCTTGTTCTGCTGTCAACCAGGTTTCATGATTCATTAGTTCAAGTAAGTTTTCTTTTTCAAGACCCGTTTTACCGATATAAGCATTCGCGATCGACAAATTATAGTTCTTTAAGACTTCTGCTTCATGAGCCAACGCTCTGTGATCACCGCTTGCACCACTAGAAACATTGTGAATCATAATTTGGGCGGTTGGACTAATTTCAATTGAACTACCAGCCATCGCAATAACGCTTGCCGCACTAGCTGCAATCCCTACAATTTTCACTGTCACTTCACCTTGATATGCACGCAAAGCCGTGTATATCTCACTTCCAGCATAGACATCTCCTCCACCCGAATTAATCACAATTTCTAATGGTTCATTGGTTTCGGGTAAAACAATGTCACGCGGTGCGGTGCTATCCATTTCGAACAAATCGTAGATCCATTTTTGATTGTTCGAAATAATCGTTCCTTTAATTTCCAGTTTCGTCATTTACTTCCTCCCCTCCTTTCGCTGCCTTCTCATAGTTTTTGGTGATGTAAAACTCGTCGCCACCATCAATACTTTCATAATCGACTTCTTTTCGAATCTCATTTCGATTGAATCCGCCACTTGAAATTAATTTATCTACCGCATCAGCCAGATCGAAAATATCTTTTTTGTCCACGCCTACAACTTTGATTTCAGTCCCATTAACAAATTCAGTTTTATCAATGATTTTAGCGTTTAACTCATCTTCAATTTTTTTATTTAATGACTTCAAACAATATTTATTCAATACTGTTTGCGCACTTTCTAAATCTGCTAATTCACCATGCAAGATTGTAGAAGGGATCCCTAAAATATCAGCGACTTCATCCACGAATTGTCGTTTTAGCTTTTTCAGTTCATCAATCGACTGATTCGTTTCTCCAACTGTATTTGTTAGTTCGTTGTACTCGAGTCCGGCTTGCACCGGGACAATTGCAATAGATTCATTGCTGAATTTCGCATAAACCTTATCAATATACGATTGTGCTCTCTTTTGTAACTTGTCATCAAAACCGCGACCTTCTTTACCAGTAACAGTTGCTCTAATCTGATGGTTGCGCATTGCCACTTCAACCATGCGATTGTAGAGAGAGGCATAGTCTTCATACAGGCCACGTACATATCGACTTAAATCATTGTTGTTATACTGAAGAAAAATTACTTCACTCATTGGAAACTTTCGTTTGAACTCATACCCTTTCAACCACACGCTTTCGAAATAATCTTCGTACAACGCATATTCTTTTCTGACATAACTTTCTGCGATTAATAATTGGTCATCATCAGACAAAACAATTAAAACCTCATTTTGCGTGATCAACTTATAAACGACTTGTTGCCAAAATGATGATGCAGATTGGTCTAAATTCGGTCGGACGTTCAGCAAATACGACCATTCATTTTTAAGCGGTTGCCCATTTTTTCGAATCCTAAATTCTGAACGGCCAAAAGACCGAGCTAAAAACTCAGCACACGTATCGACGGCTAGGTGTTTCAAGTAAAGTGTATGGTATTCATCGATTAACGCATCAAAATCATAGCTTGATTCAATCTCTGAATTTTTTTTGAAAATATCAAAAAACGATTGAAATACTCCCATTTACACACCCCCCTTCACTACTTTAAAAGTCCCAATTTTCCATCATGTCAAAAAAGCCTTCTAAATCAACATCTTGAATTTCTTCTCGTTTATATAAAGCCGCTAAAAACGCATGAAAACCATCTGTCTTTCTACGGACTGGTTCTTTTTTCAAGAATGTTTTATTTCCTGATTTATCTACTTTTGCATAGCTGTTATTTGTGTACCATCGCATCGATGGATCATCGCCAAAAATAAATTTTTCGTTCGCAAAACCATCTTCAATAATTGGCGCCACTTTCGATTGCACGCCACGAATATTTCGAATAAATTCATAGTTATACCCTTCTTTTTCAAGTAACGGTTGCAGTAAATCCATTCGGTAACCATCCGCGCACACCATTTCAATTTGATACAGTTCACGCTTTTCGTTCAACCAATCAATCAGTAGTTGGGGAGAAATAGACGGCGCGTCCACAATTGTGAATATACCTTTTTCCGTCCATTCTTTTATCGGTGCTTTAATTTTGAATGTATCTAAGAACTCTTTCCGTGCAAAACTATGCTGCATCCAAATAAACTTCTCTTCACGTTTAAACAACAGCCCAACGCTTGCAAAATCCCGAATTTCGGCATAGTCAAAACCAGCCACACATGATTTTCCTTTCAAATCACCAATAGGTTGATCGGTAGCCATTAATTTATCATGTGTAGTTATATCCGTTTCCATGTCGCCTTCTGTAAAATTCATCCGTTTTACAACGAATTCACGGCGACCAGAGGGTTCTTCTTCTAATTTCAAGTATTCATCCATAACCGTTGAATACAGGCGTTTTGCGTAGGATGATTCTTCTTCAAACATCGGATTCGCTTTCGACCACAATTCTGGCTTGTCCATTTCTTCGATCGTGTCCAGTTTGCATATAAACGGGAATAAACGATCATTCTTGTTTTCACCAGTAAATATTTTTTGTGCTCGTTCTAATGTTCGGTCATAAAAACCTTCTCGAACATGCCCGTTTGTACCGTTGTAAAATGTGCGTGGATGTTTGATTTTCCCTAATCCACTTCGCTGGATATCAACAATATCCGAGTTTTCAAACATATGGATTTCATCAAATTCAAGACATCCATCACGGGCACTATCCATGGTTTTAGGATTATTCGTCCGATAACTAAAGATAGAATTCGTAACTCGGTTCGTGATTGCCATTTTTGTCAGGTAAAATTGCTGTTCTAAACGTTTTGCTTGAACGGTTTCGTAAACTTCTTTAAAACTCACTTTCCCTTGTTTTTCGGAATTGGCTGTAATCGTCACATCGTAGTTTCGAACTCCGTAAAGTGGGGAAATAAAAAACGAGTCTCTAGCTGACATAAAACCATTTTTACCACCACCGCGTGCTATCGAGTTCAAAATTTCATTAAAAAACACCTCATCATCTTCTTTTTTGTAAAGAAAAATGAAAGGTGTCATGAATTTTTGATACTTTGCTAAAGGAAAAAAATTTTTCTCAGCATATAAAATAAATTTTTGAATCATTTCATTATCGAAATATAAATCATCTCGGACCAGAACTTCTTTTTTTAAATACTCGACTAGTTGAATGCGTTCCTTGTTAAACGGGATAGCACCTCGCTCGTACAAGTCCACGTATTCGTCAAAAAAATATGGTTGAAGCAACGTCATAAGAGATCACTACCATCCAAAGCTGCAGTGGTAGCTGCTTCTCGTTTTTCTTCTGGCAAATAGTCTGTTAACTGCTTGACAATCCGCTGATACGATTGATCTCGTGCATTATATTGTTTAGCAACTGGCCGCTCCCTTTCGTAAGGAATCTGATTTTCTGACTGTGAGAATAATTCATAATCTCCTTTTTCAGAAATATCAATCCACATTTCATCTAACAAAATTTTTAATCTAGCTGCTTGAGTTACTAATCCAGATACGACTTTTTTCTTGTCATCTGCAAGATCGTAAAATAAGTCATTCAATCGTTTTTCCTCAGCTGCTACCTTTTCATTTCTGATTTTTAAATCCGCCATCCAATCACTTCCTTTCTTCTGGGGAGGGGGTTATACGCGTATCATCAATAGATCTGTGGAGTTGACCCATCCACCGGTTTCCAAAATTTTTATTTTTAGCCAAAATATTTCGACCGGGGGTATGATTTTCTACCACCATTCATCATCAAATTTTTTCTTACGTTCTGCTCCGCGATAATTCATACGACTATGCCGTTTATTGTGGCATTCTTTGCATAATGTTCTTAGATTATCTATATCAGTAGCAAGTTCTGGGTGATATTCAAGTTCTTTAATGTGATCCACTTCCAAGATAGCATCATTAATAGTTGTAACCTTGCCCTCTTCTTTACACCATAGACACTCGTAGTGATCACGTTCCAGCACTTCTTGCCTTAGCTGCTTCCACTCGCTTGATGAATAGAACTTAGCTCTATCTGCTTTAGTTGTTACTTCAATCATCTACATGTCCCGCTTGTGTCCAATGATCTTCTTATCGAGGTACTTATCATTCGATGTTGAGTAGTATTCGATGTTGATGTCATTGGCTGAATCATCAGGCCACTCTCCGGTCGTCCTGTAATGATACGAGATATCTACCAAAGCTTTAGGCAGCTCATCCAACCTCTCACCTTTGTAATACACTTCAGGGACCGAATCAGTATCCTTCAGTTTGATTTCTAGTAGGTTAGGTTCTTCTTTGTTATTCAGATACTTAAGGCTTTGTTCAAGCAACTTCATTGATTTGACTCTTGCTTCCGCTCCAACAAAGTCATTAGTGAATCGTTCCACTGCATAAGCTTTCTGAAGTTCCATAGCGTCCCTAATTTCAGGAAGATAGCTGTAGAAACTATCAACCAGTAATTTTCCGCGTGGTATCTTTTCAAAGTCTCCGCCTGTAAACACAAACGTAGCCGGATGTGATTGTCTAATCGCTCTTCCTAGGCATTCCGATGTTACTATGCTGTATCCTTCATGTATATAATCTATTAGCTTCATTGCTCTTCCTCCTTAATCCACTTAAAGAACTTGAACCACGCGAGCGTCTGCTCCTTGCTGTTACCATCAGGGCTACTATGGCTCTCTGTCTTCAATACATGTATAGCAACATCATCTACGGTGTATGTGTCTGGTAACTTATCTCGTGCATGGTTGAAACACTGTTGCAAGTATTCAAAGTATGTCATGTTGATTCCTCTAAGAAACCATTCGCCAATCGCCGGCATAAACCAAAATAGTTTCGAGCAAACCGGACATCTTTTATATCCGCTCTCTCGCCAAATGACTCAGTAAAAATAATATGCATTGCTGGAGCTGGTTCTGTATGTTTCATAACTGTTATAGAAATTGCCTTGCATTTATCGTGGAAGGTTTCATCAAACATTTTGATATAATGCTCAGCTTGTTTCACCGTCTCACCCACAACTAGATATTTGTATATAGTCATCTTAACCACCTCTTTATGTTCTCTTGCACATGTTCCTCTTTCCAATAACCAAACCCACAATAGACCATCTTGCACTGATCAACCTCAACCGGTGTTGCTTCCCTGGTCATTTCTACGATCGAATACTTCGCCTTCATCTGAACAGACATCACCACCCGTTTATGTTGACCTCTCATTGGCAAAGGATATTTATTGTTTAGTGACACATACCAATAGTTTCTCATTTTTATATTCCTTTTCCGCATTGTCCTGTAAGCGTTACAATGATATAATTTCTACGTATCATCCTTTTTAAAAATTTGTTTTTCATTTGGCCGCTGCGGAAACAGCGGTCTATTTTTGTGTGCAAAATAAAAAGACCGCCTAAGCGATCTTGATTATGTATATCGTCCCCGCTTGGGACACATCGTTGAGAGGTGTACGGGGTTCTATTAATAATTAAAACTCTCACCTCAGAACGCATCTGCCTAAACAGGAATGAGAGTATTGACATTAAATTAAGCAACCTACTCCATTATGGAACCCACTGTTTATCCATGACTGGCAGATAGGAATGCTCGGTTGCTATTTGTGGGCGCTTATGTCCCGATGTTTCTTGGGCACCTTCGTCCCTATTGACGTGGCCGGGATCGAACCGACCTCATTTCCAACTCTGACAGTCAGATGCATCACCATGATGCTACACGTCAACTGGAGGAGCTACCTCCTGCAAGCTTGCTGTTGAGATTGACTAATCGGCAAGACTATCTTAAATCCTAGAGTCTACTAGTTACCTTTATCAGCTCGCTGACGATACTGATGTGGTCACATTTAAGTTACCTTTCGTCTAAGTCACTGGAGTGGCACCGCCCCACTCATGGTTGCCTAAGCATTAACCTCGCACGCATGCAACACGTCTTCTACTTCCGCCACAGTGACATAAAGACGGCATGCTCAATGTAGAAATCATTATTTCATGCCGTCAATTGTTTGCCTACTCTGTTTCCGCAAAGTGGCAGTGTAGTCAAAAAGAGAATAACCCACCAAGCTAGACGTTTGTATGTTAAGAGGTATAAGAAGAAACTTCATGCCAATAAAGTTAATTTGAGTCGTCTGTTTGATGGATTATTTAAAACTCTCTGATAATACAATTATATAGGGGTTGACAGTGACAAAACTACCCACTTTTGTGTCATTTTAATTGATTTCCCCAATTCGTCTTCCAAAATCAAGTAAAATTTTCTGCCGCAATCGATAAATAGTCTTTTGAGCATATCCATGTTTTTGACCAAAACTTACCCAATCCATCCAACTATCTTCACCCCAGTATTTAAGCTCCATCAGTTTTCTAATATCAGCGCTCTGACTTTCTAAAGTCTCCCTGATACACTTCTTCCAAAGCTGCCGATTGACAATATACGGATCAGATAACTCTTTAATTACTTGCTGTTCAACAGGATTGCTACGAATGTTCCCTTTACCGCCGCCGATGTTCTCATCAGCCTCTTTCATTTTTAGTTCTTCTTTTCGAATCGCGATTTCTCTATTGTAATTCGGATAATTCGCAAACTTCCTGTCTAATTCGTTTATGAGATAATCATTTCTACTCAATCATTCTTCCCCCGTTGTTCTGTATCTTTGCTATCACTTTTATTCAAAATTTCATTCAATTTCATAATGAATTCAATGTAGAGATCTTTTTGTGTCTCCAACGTTTTCATTCGTTTATTCAGTTCATTAATTGCTTTATTGTACGATTTGAATATAGAAGCGACTATACGCCATGTAACGATAAACAAAATGATTCGAAAAACAGCCTCTGTCGTGCTCATTCACACCCCTCCTAAACTTCCTCTATTGGTGACGTTAGCGGATTAACTGAACATCGATTAGACGCTTTAGCAACTCCCACTCATCCTTCGTCATAGGAATATCATGTTGTTTATCTTCTGGCTCTCTCGTCGTTTGAAAAAGTATGCCGTCCTCATTCACACTAAAATACAAGGTATCTTCTCCCGTACAATGCCTGTTGATGAATCGGGCATTATCAATGATAAATCCTTCTTTTTTATCCACTTATTCCACCTCCAACAACTCTGGATTTTCGTAGATGTTGCCGATTACTTCACTCTCCCAATAGTCATTATTTGCTCCGTACATTTGTGGTTTCACAACTTTTGATAACAGCTCATAGCCCCAGCCGACAATATGAACGTGAAACGCTCCTTCATGAAATTTAACTATTCCGACAGCTTTTTCAATTCCATCTTTTCCAGTAGGTATTTCAATAGTTCTAAAATTTTTAATAAAGCAATCACCATCGAATATCTCCACGCCGTTCTTGTCTTTGAGGCCTGTTGATTGCATGAATTCTACTTCAAAATCTGCACCTACGCAGAAATGGTCAAATCTAACTCCGAATGAATCATCATAATATTCAATCTCACCATAACTCATTCGTTTATCTTCTTTATCCCACGCTCTAAACTTCGGTATCATTTTAATCCACTCCTTTTTTGTTGTATAATATGTGAGAGCTGGTACTCCTTTTTTATTGATCCTTTCAATGTCCAGCTCACTGACCACTGACTTATCCCGGTGGTCTTTTTGTGCTAAAATAAACCTGCCTAGCGGAAACTAGGCGAAAGTTTCTTTTTCCAAGGCAGCCAGTGGTCGGCTGTCTTTTTCTATGCAGTTGGGTCGGTTAGCAGAAGAAGCGCTTGATGTTCTGTTTAAGCGTCTCTAGGGCACCGTCATGTGTCTTTTCAAGCTGTCTGACATAGTTCTTTGATTGTTCAATTCCATCTAAATAGCCTTGAGTGTACTCGTCCTTATACGCCGGATATTCAGGATCAGTAGAATTAATATCTTCGATGGTCCACAGCTTATCTAACTCATCTGAGAACTTCATTTTGCTGCCAACTTTCTTCCACATTCATGGCAAAACTTCCGTCTGATATAAATACAAGTGCCGTCTTCGTATCCTTCCGGGTAAGCTTTAATACGAATAGTTCTTCCTGTTGTATCAACGTGCACATAATCTTTGCTTTCTACTTCATGAATTGAACCGTCGCAATATTTACACATCTATTCCGCCACCTCTTTCACCGATTTCCAAGAAATATTGTGGACTATATTGAACATAGTTGCATTAGCGACATGGTACATTTTTCTCAATTCTGCTTGACTCACTCCAGCTTTGTATTGTTTTCTAATTTCTTGGATTTTTTCTTCCGTAAATTTAGCTTCTGGGTGTCGCGATCCCTGGCAATAAAG